TCAATATCAAGTGTAAAGATTTTAATTAAGTCTTTAGACCATTCTACATCGCCTGGATAGTTCTCATTGATATACTGATAATGATATCGTTCAAGACCAAAGATAGGTGAGTTTTCTGTAACTGTAAACTTTCTAAACTTTCTCGCCTCATCGATACTATTGAAACGAATAGGTTTCAAACTTTGACCTTGCAAAGTCTTCCACTCTGATTGTTCTTTAGTCAATGCAAACAAAGTAGGACCGAAGTCAATCTTTTCTTTGTAGTCTTTGCCGTTCATAATACCACGAACAAGCAATTTGCCTCTGTGTTCAATTACATTTTTATAAAAGTTCATCATCTCGTAAGTTCACCGTTAGTCCATCTAATTCTTCATTCATTTGTATTTGACAACTTAATCTACTACAGTTTGGTTTATAACCTTTTTCATACTCTAATATCTCTTCTTCTAAACTGTCTTTTTCTAATTTCACTTTATCATACCATACACTATTTACATGAATATGGCAAGTCCCACATGCCATCGACCCACCACATGTCGCAGGTATATGAGGCAAATCTGCCTCTCTGGCAAACTCCATAACAGAAAAACCAGGTGCCATTTTTACGACAGTTTTGTGGCCATCGCTATGCACAAAGTTTACACTTACATGTTTCGTCATTTATTACTGTCGAAAGTAGGTAGTGTGGACTCTGTAATTAGTTCTGGTTTAGGTTGTAAAATTTTTGATGTGTTTTGTTGATACGAACCGAGTATATCTGCTTTAGGTTTTGTCATTGTAACTACCTTGTCCATACTTACTCCTATCTTATCTTCATCAGAATAAGGGGCATAAGGCGTCATCATCAACTGAACCGGTTTGCCCGGTGCTGATTGAGTTGGTACAATGACAAAAGGTGACCTCATAAAAAGATGGTCGCCTTGAATTTCACTCTTACAGATTACATCTTCGCCTGTAATCAATCGTATGATTTTAATATTACTATTACTCATAATCACTCCATAATGTTGTAGTATAATAACAGATTAACAATTACTTGTCAATGCTGTATTTGGTTGTTATCACATACTTTCTTTGTGGGTTTACCATGACATTTAATCTATTCATAAATGCACGGTCTAGTAAGATAGGTGTTCTATCTTCTCTATCATCGATAGTAAATTCTACATCACTGTAGTTACCACCTGCAAAACCAACATCTAGTTTAACTACATATCGGTCTTCGTCATAATCTCTTAACCCACCAACTGAGATTTCTTCTTTACGAACAATATCGGATGTTAATGATTTACCCAATAATGTCCATGTAATCTTTTTACCTTCGACTTTAAATTTATCTGCATGTATAACAGGCATACCTGAGTTACCTGTATCAAACTTTGCAACTAAATCACCAAAAGGTTTAACTGTTAAAATTTCTTTATACCCACATTCTGTCGGCACTGAAAATCTATGTTCTTTTTTAGAAAAGTGTTCGATAACTTCTTTAGCAATATTCATACCTGTAGCGTCTTCAATACCCTCTGTACCAGGTGATGAATTTACCTCTAAGAAATAAGGTGGTTCTTTTTCTCTATTCTTACTAGGTATATAATCTACTGCTGTCCAATATCCGCCAACTGCTTTTGCAGCCTTCAAACACTCTTCGATTTCTAATTCTGTTAATTTAATTTTTTCTGGTTCTGAACCTTGCGATACATTACTTCTAAAATCGCCTTCGATAACAGGTCTCTTCATTGCAGCCAAGAATTTACCACCTAAGATATGTACTCTTACATCGTAATCTGTTTTGATATATTCTTGTACTAATAAGTCAGCGTCTTCATCTTGTTTATGAATTAACTGTACAATACTATCAAGACCTTTAGGACTATCTACAAACAAGACACCGACACCTTTCGAACCTCTAAGTGTCTTCATGATAAGAGGAAACTTAATACCTGCCTCATCAACTTGTTTGTTAATCTTATCTGGATTGTTTACTAAAACTGTTTTAGGTTGTGTCAATCCATAATCTGCAAGTCTAAGTGCTGTTCTATATTTGTCAGCACACATATTGATTGTTGTTCTAGGATTTACTAGAGTTGCGTTTGCTCTTTCTAGTATAGAAACAAAATCTAACCAACTATCTTTTCTTGTAATACTACCTCTGACAACTGCAACTGTCATAGCGCCAACTTCAAAACCTTTTTTATCGTCTTGATTATGAAATCGTCTTACGCCATTTTCTAAGGTTGTGTAGCCGCCAGTTAGTTTAAAAAGGTAATGAGGATACCCTAACTTATCGCACTCTTCTTTTAATCTATCAGCAGTGTGAAAAGTTTTTGCCTCTTCAGGTTCGTCTGTAATAATTAATAGACGAAGGAAGTCCTTAGTATCTTTTTTCGCTTCGGCAAAATTTCTGAAAGTTGGTACTTGCATTAGTTCTCATCTTTTGTTTCTTCTGATTTTTTACCTATATTATATTTAGCAGTTAAGTTCCATTCTTTCTTATCTTTAAAAGGTAATACTTTAATTTGACTTAACGGTGCTTTGTTATCTGTAGCTTCTTTTTTTAGAATATCAATCAAGTTCCAATCTTGTAGTAATAATGCAATAGTATTTCTTCTTTGAATATCGTTCTCACTTAAAGTAGCCTTCTTGCCATCTAAAGCAAAAAGTTCTTTAAAGTGTGTGATGTAATACTTGCCTTGTTTGTGTAAAATATGACACGATTGATAAAGTGTTTTGTCCTTGCGACTTGCAACACCAATTCTAGTCAAAGTCTCTCTAATCTTTAAAAAGTCATCTGGTTGCTTGATAGTTACTTCTAACATATCATTAGGCGACCAGTTAATATTCTCTTCACTCATTTTCTTTTTCTCCCACCTTTTTCAAGGGTTAATTTAATCTCTTGGATTTGGTGGTCATTTAGAATATCTAGTGCCTGTTTAGCTTTCGCATTACTATAACCATAATACTCTTTAATTGCGTCTAAGTCTTTCACTTTAGATTGTGATAACCACTTACCGCCAAATCGCTTTTTCTTTCTTATACTATTTATGAAAAAGTGAAACTGAAGCTTCTTCGGCAGTTGATGGTTGATATTCATTTCATTGGCAGCCATAACTGTGTCCCAATGCATAGACAAACAGCGATTAATAATAAACGGTGGGTATTTCTTTTCCCATGTTACATCATCTGTATCTAATAATTTTTCTTTACTGAAGTTTATGGCATTCAGATAGTCTTTCAATTCATACATAATTACTCACCTTAGGATTTAAGTTTATATCTTCGGCATGATTACTTAAATCATAAACCATTTCAGATAACTCACTATCCTTAATATTATATAGTTCACTTTGCCCTTCAGGCATAGGTACATTTAAATGTTTGTACTTCTCTTTAAAAATTTTCTCTAATGTCCATGTTTGTTCATCGTTAGGCACATAGATTGCTGAGTAAATTCTAAAGTCATTACCTGGTTGATTACGACTACGAATAACAGCAGACAAGTATTTCGCTCTACCTACTTTCAATAGTCCTCTTGCTGTAACGCCAGTTTCATGGTCTGTTACATGACTACGACCAAAGTAGAGACAAAATCTTTCTTGTCCCTTTTCTTCGTACCCTAATCCGTCTGGTTGTTTTTGAGTTTTGTAGCCCTCGTCAATTCTTAGTTGACAGGCTTCACGATAGCCAATACCTTTAATCATGTTACTTAAACTTACAGTTGGCCATGATTTCAGTTAAACATGCAACCATATTAATCTCATGGTCTGCAACAAAGGCTGCTTTGTATTGATAGTTAGCAAGTATCAAAACTGCCTGAGGTACACTCGCAGGTTCAAGTGAAACATATAAGATATTGTAGATATCAGTAAACATGCCGGCAGGTTCTTTATCTAGGTTTTGAATAACCCATTTTCTCATTTCTGCAAACTGTTTATCTTTCAAAGTAACAACTAACTTCTTGATGTTCTCTTCACTCATAGAGAATAAAACACCAGCGTCAATCTCACCTCTTACTGAATATCTTTGTAACTCATTTATTGTTCTACGAAAATCAGGAAAATACTTCGAAACTAATTGAGCAATAACTTTGTCATCATACTTGACTTCTTCATCGACTAAGATTTTCAATAGTCTTTTATGAAACGCACTAGCAGTTTTAGGCTTCTGACCATTTCTGATAGCAAAATCAATTACAGTACAACGACTATGTAATGCAGGAAGTATTTTGTTCTTGTAGTTACATGTAAAAATAAATCTACAATTCTTATGGAATGTTTCAATAAAATTACGCAATGCAGGTTGAACACTCTCGGCGTTCATGTAATCTGCCTCGTCAATAATAACTACTTTGTGTTTACTGTTTTCGGTTAGTGATACTGTAGAAGCAAAGTTTTTAATCTTGTTTCTGATAGTATCGATTTGACGACCTTCATCTGAACCATTAACGATAATATAATCACAACCAATTTCTTCACACAATGCTCTCGCAACTGTAGTCTTACCTGTACCTTGCGTACCTGATAATAGAAGATTTGGTATTTCGCCTTGTTCTACAAACTTTTGGAAAGTTTCTTTAGTGTCGGCAGAGAGAATACAATCATCAATTTTTCTAGGTCGGTATTTCTCAACCCATAAATTTTCTGACATAAAATAACCTCAACTTAAAATTCACTGTCTGGTTCTAATGCAATCCAATATTGAATAGAATTACCTTTACTTATAAAGTGTGAAATCTTTTGAGAAGAAATCGCAACATCATAATCATCAGGTATCATTTTAAAGTTTTCAACTTTGAAATATGCCGTAAATGTTTTATCAGTTGAGCCTACATCAATGTCATATTGATTTGATGTATTGTTTTTCTTATCTGTAGCAGTAATCTTAATTGTACTACCATCACCAACAAGAGCAACATCTGGTAAATTTAGAGTTGTTGCAGCCCTCATAAGTTTAGCAAAGTCATCTTTCTTAAATGTGAAAGTAACAAACTTGTCAGGCATGTTGATTGTTTTTGTAGGTGAAACTACAACAGATTTATCTGAGAAGTAGTATTTAATATTTTGTTTACTGCCTTCTTCTGAGATTTGTACATTTGTACCACCATTAAATTTCAATACAGGTTTATCGAACAAGTCGAGAGACCTTAGAAATTCTGGCAAATCATAAATCGCAAACTCTTGGTCAAACTTCTCTTTGATTTCTGCCTCAGACAAAATATTTTTCATAGTAGAAATAGTCTGAACAGTTTGTCCAGGTTTCACTAGAATATTTTGATTGATGTCTGAAAAGTTTTTAAGAACAGCGATTGTTTCTTTAGATATGTTCATAATATAATTTTCTCCATTTCAATTATGTTGTTCATTATATACGATTGGTGCCACAATGTCAATACTGGTTGTGGCACCAATCACTAAACTATTTGATAGAAATAGTCTTCGCTTTTTTGTGTTCTGGAATAATTCTTTCCAAAGACACTCTTAAAAGACCGTCTTTTAACTCGGCACTTTTAACTTCTACATCATCCGCAATTGTAAAGGTTTTCAAGAAGCTTCTTTTTGCGATACCTTTATGTAAGATACCTTCGTTATCTTCTACTTCTTTTTCATCTTTAGATTTAACGGACTCAATCTTTAGTTGATTATCTTCGTATGTTACTGATACATCTTTCTTATTGTAACCAGCAAGTGCTACTTCGATATCGAATGTGTGATTACCTGTCTTTACGATATTGTAAGGCGGATAATTACTTGCCGTCATTTGTGGTAACTGAGTTGTTAACATATCGAAATGGTCGAACATGTCATCGAACCCTACCGTGAACGGTCTTAGATTACTAAAAATTGATTGAATTGCTTTGTGATTGGTCATTTGAACCTCCTTATGTTTAAGCAAAGTTTTAGTTTGACACCTCTTATGAGCATGTCATTATTATTTATATAGTCATTATATTTCATATTTCAAGCCTTCTATATAAGAAGTTGGGTTTTTGTCTTTGAGAACCCTAACTCAACACTATTTGATATTGTGATATCTGGCGTGACCCCTCCATCGCTTAGTGGACTTACGAACTGCCACCACTATTATTTATCTAACTAAACGATGGAGAATTCTTAAAACCCTCTAATTCGCTCAAGTTTTGCCATTCTTTTCTTGACATTTTTAATGCCTTGTTTCTTGGCAAGTCTTCTTTTTTCAGACGGCTTTTGATAAAACTGTCTGTTTTTTACTTCTTTAACTATGCCTTCTTTTTGTACTTTTCTTTTTAGTAC